TAATTTTTTGGCGTCCGGGATGGACAATTCAACGGATGCAATGGAATTGAATTCATTGTCCGCGAAAACGATTGCGCCGGATATGGAATCGGCAACCAGGCAAACCTTTTTGATTTGATCATCGGATGTCGAATCCGGTTCGATTGATAGAATTAACCTATTCATTTTTTATCGTTTAAAAAGTTTTCAATGATAACGTAATCATTCGGGGTTGCGGTTGGTTCCGGGATGGTAAAGCATTCGAAACGTTGCGTTTCGGAACTAAACCAAAACGAACAATACCCGGCGGATTGTATTTCGCCCATAACCGGGGCGAATGTTTCATGTGGAACGTTTTCCGGAAATAAGATCGGGCCGTTTTTATTGATTATGTACTTCATTAAATTCATAAATTTCAATTTGATATTCAAAAAATGTTTTGCTTGGTTCCGGGGGGATGGGGTTCGATTCGGAAATAAAATTTCCATATCGTTCCATTTGCCATATTTCGTAAGGCGTTACCGGCAAAATTGATCCTGGAGTTGTCCAACGATCCAAAGCATTGTGAGAATGATTGCCCATGTTAAAATTGTTTTTGAATTATATTTTCCGGACATGATTAAGATTTTACGTTTTTTGAATTATAAAAATCGGAACATGAATCGCAAACGATGTATTCATCGTTATCAGTTACCAAGGTGTAGGTTTCGCCACAATCGCATTTCGCCGGTTTTGATTCGGTGATTTCGATTCCGGCGATGAATTCGGCCACATAAGTTGAAATGTACTTTTGCATTTGATTTGATGTTGGGGGCCGGCATTACCGGCCCTGGGGTGATTAATCAATTAAATTGGCTATTGCAACAACATTGCCCTTTTTTATTATACGCAAATAACAATGTTCGGTTTCACATAAATTTGAATAGGTATAGGTTGCATCAACTTCTACCTTTAATCCGAAACGCTTACAAAGTGAGTAGAACCTTTCCCATTCGTTTTTACTAAAATTAAAATTTTTCATGTGTTTTTGTTTTTGATTGTGAATTCAAAGATAAACTAAAAAACCATATTACAAAACATTTTTAAAAATATTTTTTATTTTATTTTTTATATCAAATATTCCCTATATTTGCATCAAATCAAAAAATCAACACATGGAAAAATTGAAACCAGGCCGAAAAAAAATCCCGGCCGATCAACACGCGAAATTGGTATCGGCCTATTTAAAGGATGCCGATAAGAAAGCAATCGTTAAAAAATACGGATCATTGACAAAGGCCGTCAAAGCGTTAATTATTCCTACATTAGAATCATAAAAAAACCCACAACATGAATCAAATTGTAAAAAGCGCGGCCGATGCGCTAACAATCGGCGAAACGTTTTTCAAATCCGGAATGTTTTCCGACATCAAATCCGCGCAACAAGCCGTTGTAAAAATCATGGCCGGGGCCGAAATGGGAATTTCACCATTCGCGGCGATGTCCGGAATCCATATCATTCAAGGAAAACCAACCATTGGGGCCGGATTGATGGCGGCAAGGGTTAAGGGATTCGGGAAATATGATTACCGGGTTTTGGAACATACCGACAAAGTTTGTTCGATTGAATTCGGAACAAAGGTTCCTGGATCGGATATCAAATCCCTGGGAATTTCCACATTCACCATCGAGGATGCCAAACAAGCCGGAACCAAAAACATCGATCGTTTTCCCAAAAACATGTTATTCGCCCGGGCCATGTCAAACGGCGTTAAATGGTACACGCCCGACATTTACGAAAACCCGGTTTATGTTCCCGAAGAAATGGAATCCGTAACCGAAGAAACAACCGCCGAAGTTATC